ATTTTTTGTCATTTTTGATTATATATTTTCTTCTTAGTTTTCTATTGTTTTCTAAAGCGTGAATTTCTTGTTCCATACGTTCTTCTTTTATGTCAAATCCATAATGATATTTAGGACCATACTTAAAACGATCAACAAGAACATAACGATATACATAGTTCCCTTTTTTAAAATGTAAAACTGTTTTTAAATCTTTTATTTGTTTCATATGCAAGATGGGGGATTGCTCCCCCACCTCAAACTATGATTAGTTTACAACGTATGTAATATTCCAAGACATAGTTCCAGCAGTTCCACCTGCAGCTGCCATTGTAGCAGCGATGTAGTAGTAACCACCTGGATCTGTAGTGTCTCCAGCTAATTCATACATTTTCTTACCAGCAGTGTCGATGTTAGCAACTTCAAAACGAACATCTGTCATAGCAGCAGCATCTGCTACATCTGTAGCAAATACATCTTCGTCTTTAACTGTACCATCGGTTTTGTAAATTCCAACATTGAAAGTACACGAACCACCGAATGTGTCTGATCCAATAAATAAACTTGGAACAGCAGCATTTGATGGGATCGGTGCTAACATAACAATGTCGTCATTATCACTATCACCTGCAGCAAGTTCAACTGTTCCATGAGCAGTTCTTAGAACGCCATGAAGTTCAGCTGAGTTATTAGCAACTTGAGGAGATGCCTCAAAGTTTGCTACTAGATCTGTATTTTTAGTACCCATAACTTTTTAGTCCTCCTATTACGATTCAGTACATTGTACTTCAACAACTTTATCTTCTTCCATTCTAGTTGCACCGAAAGAAGCACAGTAGTAAACTTGAGTAGCGTAACCTTTGTCAGCTCTCTCGTCTATTCTAGCTGTTACATCTTTACCTACACCCAAAGCAATTCCGTCTTGAGCATAAGCTATGCACGATCTAGTAGTTCCGTCTAAAGATAGTCTGTTTGATACAATGAAGTTAAAACCAAGAAACTGGTTGATCTCACCATTCGCCAACGCTTTAACAGTGTTGAAGTCAGATGAAGTAACCTCAGTTGTTCCTAACAAATCAGTGATTTGTTTTGGTCCAACGATGATGTGTCTTGGGATTGATGGATCAACACTATTTAAATCAAGAGTCTGTTTTGCAGTTCTTAATTTAGCAATAGTTAAACCAGCAGAGCCATGTACGATTTGATTCGCATTAGCTGTGCTTGTTGAGCCAGTTTCACCAGTGAAAGCCGTACCTAAAGCTGCACTAATGATTTCATCATCCATTGCTCTACCCATTGCGTATGCAGCAGCTTGAGCGTAAGATGAAGTTGGATCGATTAAAAGTCTTACCTTGTCTTGTTCATCGATAAGATCAGCAAATTCATAATCCACAAGAGATACTCTACGTCTAGCGTGAGGTGTATCTATTTGAGGAGTGTCTGAATGTCTGCTTGTTCTTTTTACTGCCGTAACAGCACCTACTTGGTCAAAGAACGCATTCTTACCAGTGACACTTTCAAGTCTAACTTTGTCTCTTAATAACGATCCCATTTGTTGAGATAGCATTTGAATGTTAGCAGAATACTGCTGTACAAATGCTGTAGTTACTTGTGATGACATATTAGTCTCCTTATTTGTCAGTTTAGTTATAACAAAACAGAAAGGTTCTCTGTCAGAATGACAGGCATCTCTTGGATTTAAAGTCTTTTAGACTAGAGTCTATTCCTTCTTGTCAGTAAGGTTCTTTTTAGGAATTGTCTTACCTTTAATCCATTTATAATAATTTTCACAAATAGGCAAGGGGTCATTTTTCTGATACTCCGTACCAGTTTCTTTTACGATACGGAGTATTTCTAATTTGATTTCTTCGTTGTTTAAATGATCATTTGCCATCTTTCATAGACCTCAATGTATATACTTGTTGAACTATTTTATCATGATCTGGATGAGTTTTGTTCCAATATGGACCAGTTCGATCATTCATAATCCTAGATATTTCTTGTTCAATATCTTTACCTTGATCAACATTTTCTGATTCTGTTGCAACGATTGTATCTTCAGACATCATATCTGCAATCTTTGCAAAACCTTTTATAATATCTGGATGATCTCCAAGTCTTGTACCATCTTTTAATTGCATATCTAAAACATCTACACCTAGATTTGCTTTTGCAACTGATCCAGCTTTTTTAACATTTTCCTCAAAAGTTTTACCCCACTCTTGACGAAGTTGTTGTTCAGCTTGAGCTTGTGCGGTTTCAGTATCAACTTTAGATTGTTGAGCAGAACCTTCCATCATTGATTTATAATACTCAAGTATACCTTGTGCTTGTTTATTATTTAAACCAAGTTTATGTGAAGTCTCGGCAAACTGTTTGATTGCACCATCCTCTATCGGAACAGCTTCTGATTTGACATCAAGTTTATATTTGTCGGCAGATTCTGGTCTACCAAGTTTAGCATAAACTTCATTCCATTGATCATCTGTTGAGTTTTCATTTGGCACAGCAACCTTATCTTGACCAATCATTCTTGTTGCATTGATGTATGACTTTGCAAGTGCATCTATCTCTGTAAACTTTTCAATGTTTGGATCTTTTCTATACTCTTCCGAGATTGCTTCCTTCCATGACTTAGCAACAGTGGGTTGTTCAGTAGTAGAAGAAATAGGTTGTTCAGTTTGTTGTGGTGCTTCTGTAGTAGGTTGTGTTGTCTCTGCTACAGGCACAGCTTCCTGTGTTATCTGTTCTTGTGACATAACTATTTTCCTTTTTCATTATCATTTTGTAGCATTGATTTAATAAATAGAAGTACGCTACGTTGACCTTCCATGTATGCACTTTCATGACTATCACCTTTTACATTGGTGGTCGACATGAAGTGACATCGTTTTTCTAAATCAGATATAATAAGTTTACCTTCATCTGAATTAAAAATCTGTTTGTATGCTTCCCTTAATGCTTTAATTTGTTTTTCTAATTGTTTTAATTGATCCATTACTCAACATCAGCATTGGCAACTGCTTTAGCTTCTTCTGGTAAAGCCTTCGCTAATGGTGCTATCTTTCCTCCTGCTTCCGCTACTTGTTGTAGCTGTTGCATTTGTTGCATTTCTTGTTGTTGTACTTCTGCTTGTTGTCTTTCAGCGTTTAATTGATTTTGTGGTTTTAATATTTTTTGTGGTACACCTACAATGTCTGCCAAGTGTCTAACAAGTCTATCCATATTAATATGATCAAACACAGGAGCAACATTTGATAATGATCCCATAATCTCGATTGCTCTCATGATTGATTGTAGCTCTGTAGATTTTTGTGCTTTAGCAAGTGGAGATACATATTCAATTTCTATATCTCTACCAGATAAAAATTCTGGAGCAGGTGCAAATAAATTGTTTCTTAAAATAATATTAAATGTTCTATCGATTAAAGGTTTTAATAATTCAGATTGCAATCTACCTAATACTGGTCCAAGCAATCTCATCTTCTCTTCGTTTCTTTGAATAACTTCTGTTGCTGTCATTTGTGGACCTTGTTGCATCATTAATTGATTTACATAGAAAGCATTTCTAATTGAGTTTCTTCTTTGCTCTTCCATGTTTAAACCTAATGGAGTATTCGCACCAATGTTTAATGCTTCAATTCTATCTCTTGTACCACTTCTATAAAAGTTAAGTCCTCCTGGTACAGTTCTTACAGGTAAAATAAATCCGTCATCTGGAACTAACAATGGTGGGTCTACTTGTTTCTGTGCAGACTTGATTGTAGTTTTAGACATTTCATTTAGCATCTTCACATCTGGTAGAGCTGTCATTGCAGGAGATCTTCCATAAATTTCATGCGATGCTTTTAAATATCTTGGTACTACAAAAGGGAATTCTCTAAATCCAGATACTGATAGTTGATCACCAGATGAATATTCAATGTACACAGATTCAAAAGGCATATTTGATTTATCTTGTTTCTTAGGATTAAAATCTGATCTTGGATATACTGCGTGAATAATTTCTATTTCTTCGTATGGATCTTTTGCATTGATCGTATCTACTTTTGTTGATACTGCTGAACCAAATTGTTGTATTGCAGCTCTAGCTGAAATTTTAAATTTTCTATATACTGTATCTATTCTACCTTTATCATTCTCTGCAATATAAACTTCATTAATATGTCTTGTAGAAAATTTTAAAATATCATCTGAATCTTCTTCAATGTACATTGCTGCTGTACCAAATGTAATTAGATCATGATACAATTCAAATATTTCTTGTTGAAAGTTTGAACGATTGAATGCTGCATACATTGTTTCTGTTGCAGACTCTAACCATTCTTTTGCTTCATCTTCATTTTCTAAATCATCCTTAAATCTTAATGAGAACCAAGGAGTAGAAGGGTTAGTCAACATTCCGTGAAGAGATGCAGCTAACAACTCTACTGCTTGTAGGGGAGAAGAATCAAAAATAAGTTCAGTTCGTTTATCACCTTTAGATCTAAGTTTAGTTACATCTGCTTTTCTTGGTTGCATATAATCTGCAACTTCTTGCCAATGGGTTTCCCAATTTTGTCTTTGTGCTGATAAACGATCAAATCTTTTTAATATGTTTTTTGATAAATCTGTTTTTGCCATTATGCTTGACCTAATAAACTTCGTTTACCTAAAGTCAAGCCATCTGTAGCTCCTTTAGATGATGTTAATATTGTTAATGATCTACCTACTCTTTTATTTTTTCTTTTAATATAAGTTGGATCATCTGTATCTGTTGTTGCTACATCTGT